AGATGCCCTTGAGCGATAGCCGTCGGCCCTGAACGCTAACGGTGCCCATTGGGACCTGATACGACATGACTATGCCGTCCGTGTTGACAGCTAGTGTCGCGGTTTCCCAAAACTGCCCACCCAATCCCACGGCCAGATTCGCTGCTGTGTTCGACGGGACAGCTGCCGAAGGGTTCGCGCTATTCGCGTAGTTGGCGAGTGAGCCAATGGTTCCGCCGCTCAGCCCCTGGTACGCGCCGTAGATTCGGTTTCCAACAACCGCTAGCGTGTCCGCGGGAATCGCGCCGCCCTGGCTAACCGTGTAGTTGTTGAGCGTGAAACTAAGAGCTCCGCCAGCGGCACCACCGGCGATGGCGTGAGTAACACTCAGCGCCAGAGCAGCCGCCATACACGGCTGGCCCTGACCGTTTGGGGTTCCGATGATCCCAACGGGTATTCCGTCGATCCAAAACGAAACCTCACGTTGAGTTATTTGAATAATGAACTGGTATTTTTTACCAATAACGTACGCTGAGGTTCCGTCGATCCCCGTGAAATCAACCGGACCAACCATCGTTTCCGTGCCGTTGTATGACGCAACGCCGAACAGTCCAGCCGAGGTGAGTCGGAACGCGAAACCATCGACAATCGTCCACGGTACGGCGCCCGCCGGAATGACCGCGGATATTGCGATCGTTGTGTTGGTGACCGGCTGCGCGCTAAAACTACCCTCGAACTCAAAATACAGCGTTGTAGCTCCATGCACCGGGAACATGGCGTACGTGCGGAGCTGCACGCCGGTTGTAGTCGTGGTGATGTTCGTCGAATTCGTGACGAAGCCACCCGTTGTGAACGCGGGGACCATCGTCGTCGCGATCATGTTGTGTTTTTTGAAGTTCTGCCCAGACGAATAGTTGAATGTCTCTTCGTCGAGCAATGACTCGCCGGCAACGCGCGTCTTGAAATCCGGGTCGATGTCACAAGTTCTTGTGATCTGAGCTCCGGAAACCTCGCCGCTATCAATGAGCGCCATCATGACCGCGGCGCCGGTAAGGGTTGCTTCGATCGGGAGGCGAACAGGTAGCGGTGCCGCGTTGGAAACCTCGGTCGTGTTAGCGATTAGTTTTACATCGAGTGACATGCTTTGAAGTCTCCGGGGTCAGTCTGCCCACGTGAATCGAATGCGATATTTGCCGGTCATCTTTTCGAGAGACCGAAGATAGATTGTGAATCCGACGCCAGCTGAACAGGCGCTGCACGTCGCAGCGCAGAGCACATTTGCCCAGCAATGGTCCTCGACCGTTCGCTGACCGGTTCCGGTGGTTGAGTCGGCCATAAAAAAGGCTTCTGCGTACGAATCGCCAGTGATTGCGGTCTGCCCGGTAACGGCGACATCCAGCGAGTTTGTGCCGGGTTCCGCCCCGAAGTCACACTCGATATAACCGATTGCGCTCACGGTAGCCTCGCGGACATACACGGGTCCACCTCGATTGCGCCAGCGGCGGTTTGCGTAACGCCGTCAATCTTCAAACTGTGTCGTTCGGACATGAGTCATCGACCACTTTCCAAGAAGGGAGGTGAGTTTGCTTTCGATTGCGGTCTTGGTTTAGACGAGTGATTCGTAGGTGTTTATGATGCGCGCTTTGATTTTGGACACGTAGAGTAAACGCGCCGTCGTGCCGACACTTTTGGTGATTCTCGCTATCATCCCCATTGAGGCACTAACTGTCGGAATGGTTGTTGTATTCGAACCAACTAAAACGCCGTTGATGTACGCGCTAACTACTGTGCCGGCCTCGTTTACAACGAGTGCAATTCGATAGACGGTGGTCGCCGCGAACGTGACACCTGTTGACGTAGAGGTTGTGGACGACGATGCCTTGGTATCTAGTGTCCACATCCCGGACGCGACACTGTGTGTGTATCTCAGTAACACACTGTCGGATTCGGAACTATTCGTCAATCCAACAATCACCGTATACGCGTCACTAGCGCTGCTGAGCGAAGCCGTTTTTATTGCAAACGCCACGACGACGTCTCCATGTCCGAGTCTGAATTGCCGATATGCTGTTTGCGTCAGTGCCGCGTAACCAATCGACGTTGTTCCAGTGCTCAACTGTGCGCACCCGTTGAACGTATTGATGCTTGCCTGAGTTACCGCGGCCCCTGTGCCAGACACTTCTGCGACAAAGCCGGTGTGAAGAGCGGCCACGTCCGCGAGGTCCTCGTCATAGACCATTTCGTCGAGACGGAAATCCAGAACGCGCACCGTGTCCAGAACTCGCAGCGTGTCCTGAATCGACCTCGCTTGACCGCCAAACTGTTCTTCTTCGCGATCTGCGATGTCACGCAATCCACTCGGTGAATAGACCTCAACGCCGGTTGTGCTGTCGAGTTGGCCCGTCGCGTCGAGGTCACTCACCCCGTTGAATCGTAATCGTGGGATGTATTTGCCCCACACCAAAACGGTGATAGCAGGAGGGGTGTTGCCCGTGTACGTGTAAACGCCGCTCTCGTCGGTCCACCCAACTGGACACGCGTAGCTAGGCGGGTACGAGTAGAGCTCGTATTTGCACGTCCTGACCCCGTCGGCGGCGGCTCGCGAAAACTGGATCGATTGTCCAATCGTCGCGATAACATGACCGCGCGTCGCCGAACCACCGGCAACGGAAGCGTAAAGAATTGCGATGTCCGACATGATGTTACGCTCACAACTTCAACGATTACGAGTCGTTGAAAACTAAATGACACAGAGTCCATTGCGCTAGCCCGGCGGCGATGCACCTTGGGCGGCTAGGAGGACGTGAGATGGAGCAAATCGAGAAAGCGCGTAAGCCGTGGCACAAGGTCGAGATGACGGGGCCTGCGGTGATTGGACTGTTGGTTATTTTCGGCGGCTTCTTCGTCGCTGGACCAATGTCGATACCACTAGGTGTAATTACGATGGGACTATTGGCGTGGTACCGAATCGCGACGCGTGACTAGGAACACACGATGTGCACAATACAATCATTGAGGACGCTTGGCGCGGTGTTGCTATTGGCCTCGGCCTGCAACAGGGCAGCAACGTACAGCGAGGATACTGGGGATGGCGTTGGCGGTACCGAGAACGGTGGCTATTCGACCCGCGAAATCAGCAATGGGGCGTCGAGCGCGAATGGTGGCCAGAGCAATACTGGGTCCGATACTGACGGAGCCGACCGATAATGGGAGCGCTCACAATTATCGTTATCGGGTGCTCGTTGTTTGGCGCTATGATCGGAGTTTCCGCGGCGCAGCGTCGCGGGTTCTCGACGGTCAACGGATTCGTTGGCGGTCTAGTTCTCGGGCTGCTGTCACCGCTGATGTACTTCGTTTCTGCTGAAAAACGCCGCTGCGATCACTGTATGGAATGGATCCATAAATCAGCAACCGTGTGCCCTCGATGCCAACGAACCATTGAACTGATTGGAGGTACCAAGTGAGCCGTTATCTACTAGCTGTCTTGGTCGTGTGCGCCTGCGAAGGGGGCGACGTTGTGTACGCCGGCGGGGGCGAGGGCGGCTCCGGTGGACTCGCGGCCGCCGCGCAATCCAGCGGCTCGGCAAAGGCGGCGAGCTCCGACCCGCTTTGCATCCCCGGCGCCTCCGTCGAGTGCGCTTGCCCCGGTGGGACCAAGGGCGCTCAGACTTGTGCAAAAGACGGGCGGTCATTTAGCACGTGCGCTTGCGAACCGGTTGTCGTGACGGAGACGGTGGAGGTGCCGGTTGCACCGGCGGGGTATAGTGGGGAGTGTGTGATTATTACCAAATTCCCGGCTAATACATTGACCGCCGATAACCCGGCGTGCACATCGGGACAGGTGCTACGCGTGAATTGTCCGACTAAACCGAACGATGAATGCGCCGAGGTATGGGCGCCGAACTCCATTCTCATCGGTATGCCAGGTGCGTTTTGCTGCTCGCGTTGAAACTGTTTAGTAATTGATTCCCTGCCATAGCGTGCCATCGAAAACAACAAGCAGATTTCTAACGGAAGCGGTAACGGAACCCGGGGTTCCACCGTTTACATTGACCAATACGCCGAACGCGCCCTGGCTATGCACGTGAAACTCGGTACCTTTACGCGGGTTCGCCACGGTAACGTTTAGCGCTCGCGCGGCTGTAACAGTCGTATAAAAAAACCGATACCTATACGTCGACGCGTGGTCACCGTCTGGAACGAAGGTGGTGCTTCCGATAAACCTGCCGTTATTGAAAACTAGGTCGCCTTCGAGCGATATCGTATCGCCCGTGGTGCCTGCGCTCAGTCCAAGAGCGGTGTTCCGCAGTGTCACTCCGGAGTTGAAGTCCGTGGTCGAGTTGACGGTACACCTGTCCGCTGAAGTCTCACCGATAGTGGCGTCGTTCTTGACGAGCAACGTCGAGTTGACGGTACACGTGTCGGTTCCATTTACACCGATCGTCGAGTCGTTGAGTACGATGAGATTAGCGTACACATAGCAAAGATTGGATCCAGTTGTCCCGATCGCACAGTTCCCGGAAACCAAAGCGCTACCCATAGTAGCGCTACCAGATACAGTTAGACTGGCTAGCGTGGCTGTCCCGGTCGTGGTCAGAGGACCACTGCACACTAAACTACCAACACAACTAAGCGTTGAAGAGGTGGCAATCTGGAGGCCTGCGCCACCAAGAATAATGGGTGTCGTCGGGTTCCATGCGCCGCCTCCGTCACCATTGACAGCAGCCGCTTGATTAGCGTCGAACTGCTCGAGTTCACTCGGCCAAAGTACACCGATAACCCATAAACCAATTTCTCTGATACGCGTAAAGTGCGACATTAGTACGTAACCTGCTCAATCGGTGTTTGGCCGAGAATTGACGTGAAAAGGTTGAATGGGCCAGCTGTGCCAGCGCCGGAACTAGACACGAGAGCCCATTGAGATGCGTGCGTGAGCGCTTTCGCGAGAAATCTGTTAGCTCGCAGTTTTAGATTCGTGCTGGCCAAAACAGCGTCGGTAACAACCACGAACACGAAGCGCCTCCCGGATATCCAAATCGGAGTAGCTGCCGTTGTGCAGATGTCCCCGGCTTCGTGTGACTTCAGAAACACGGCCGAGAAAGTGGCGCCCACGTAAGGCGGGTTGCCTTCCGGCTGCAATGTGACGTCGGAGACTGCTGTCACGGTAAAGGTTTCGGTTCTTCCGATCCCACCGGGATTGATCGTCACTGTTTCACCCACGGCCAACGGATCGCGGTCTCCGGTTACGTACTCGTAACCAACCGTGCCGTCCATGGTGTGACCGATAAGTCTCACGACCTTGTACGGTTCACCGAGTGCCTTGAATGCGCCAACGTTCAGCGTTTGCGGTGATGCGGACGGCGGGTAGACTCCACCGTCTGCGAACTCGTCCATGTCGCGCATGGTAACGCCAAGTAGTCCATCGCCTAGGATCGCGCGTAACCCATCAGTTAGCGCGTCGATTCTGGCGCCGCCACGGATTGCCCTGGCCGCAACAAGCTCCCCTTGGCGCTCGGCCACAGTAGCGCCGGGATCGGGGATGAGCTTGTAATCCGCCTCGCGCTTCGAAAGCAACGAAGTGCAGTGTCTCGGATTGGCCTGGTTAGCTGCGCGTTCGAGCTGTTCGCGCGCAATGGCCAGACACTTTGCTTGTGCAAACGTCTCGACGTTTACCGCAGCCGTCGGATCGTCAGTAAACAGGCTGCCCCATTGCTCGCGAAGCGTTTCGTAGATGACTTGTGCGTGCGGTTTTCTTCGCGTGAAACGTATCCCGCTAGGCGCGAAACATGAGAATTGGGAGGCCATTATCCGGTGAACGACCCTTCGCCGTCGATGTCAACACGTACCCGAAACGCGGAATCGGGAACCCCGGTATTCGCCACTGCCGCGCAGACGTAGAACCCGGCATAGGTCGCGTCGACGTATTGAGACACGGTATAGGTTTTGTTCGAAGGTAGGACGCTTGATATTCCGGTGATTGACGGACCAACATTCCCGACTGGCAGTTTACCCTTGAGCCACTTCACGTGGATTTCTGCGCAAGAGTCGAAGTAGTAAGCGACGATAAGATCATCGATTGTTAGCGTTTCATTGCAAGCGATGAAGCCATTTAGCGTGACAACCGTGCTGGCTAGGCTCAAATCGAACGACGCCTTCGGTATCATCCGGCAAGCGCGCACGAGCAGCTTCTGCATCTGATTGACATCATCAGCCATGCAGTCCTGCTCTGGCACGGGACCGCCCTCTGCGTCGTCGTCGATGTACGCAGCGCCACCCATGTCATGGACTCCTGGTAGGTACGGCGCGATGCCGTTCGCTGGATCGCCGTCGAGTGTGCAATACTTCGGAGTTTGCTGCGTGCTCATAAGGGGAATACCGCAAGGTCTGTGAGGGTTGGCAGGTTCGCCACGGCGATACTTCCAACGGTCGCTATGTAGTCGAAGCCGTCTTCATGTGTCGCGCGTTTGATTTGCGTCAGATCTGTGATTGCGCCGAGCAGGTGGCTATCCATTTGCGCTGGCCATTGGCCTGGCTCGTCAGCTGGTGAGCGGGCTCCGCGAACACCATCTTCTGGTAGCGTCGCGTTTATCTCGCCGGGCCCCATCGAGTTCACGTATGCGATAGCAACATCGGCGATTGTTTGCAGTGAGTCCGACCACGGCATTACCCATTGATCCGCAAGTGGAACATACGACACGTCGGACGCTTCGGCCTTGGTTTCGCAGGTTATCGACCACGGACCAGTTCCGGAAACTGCACTGATAGTTTTTCGTACAACCTTACCGGTTGACGCGTTGAACAATCCTATCGATTGACCAGCGATGGGGGCGGCGACACCGACACCGGACGTGGCAATCGAGAACGATACAGCAGTGCCACCGCCGACGGCTTTACAGCGTGTGCTAGCAGTTAGATATGGTGGCCATTGAACCGTATCCGCCCACCCGTTGACGTGCCATTTCACACGGAATGAAAGCTTGAGCGAATCGCTAACCAACGGCACCTTGAAAAGGCCATCGGTGTACGGCAGATATTGCGTAACGTAAGCCGCTACGACGTCGAGCTGCGAAGGGCTTGGCAGCCTGGAAGAATTCGCGGCGCTCCCTCGAAGCGTAAACGTGAACGCGTTCGTCGCTGGACCTCTTGCGCATGGCCACGTGAACGAGCGTTCGACAGCGATGCCGTGTGCTCGTGCATCACGGATGAGCTTGTGAAGGTAGGCGTCATTTGCCGAAGCCGCCGGGTTCGCTTGCGCGTCCGCCAACAGCTCTCGGTAGTCGTCATCTCCCATGGCCTCGCTTCCGCCGATGAGACCTGCTCCGTTTTGCTCCAGCACAACAGCCACCGCGAAGCACCCCGGCCTGGGATTTGACCACGTTAGCTTTGCGCCAACTGGTAGATTTGTCCCCGGACCAGTCTCTTTGCAGATGATCGAAACCGAGTCGCCGTCGTAATAACGCTTCGTGTTTTGACAACGATAGGCGACGCCAGCTTCGGATGTGAGTTCGTCGCCGGCCTCAATGATTGAGCCGCTGAGCGTTGTGTTCGCGGCTACGGTTCCGGATGAGCCGATTGCGTCAGGTCGCGGGACTCCTAGGCCACCTTCGGAAACTGGTCGTCCAGCGTCATCGAGCTGGGAACCGGTCATGTCCTGTAGGGAGATCTTACCGGCGACGCGTTGCGCGTAGTTCGACAGGACCACGAGCATGCTGCTCGCTAGGTTTTTCGCCTGAACGTTGTAATACTCGTTCGGTCCTGTTTTCGCGTTTGGATTGCGCATGCGCGCAAAGCGGCAGTAATCCGATTCCCAAACATCGGCCGACTTTACCGGGAAATCACCGTTTGCCATTATTGCCTATTGGTCGCAACTTCTTCGCGAGCGGTGATGTTGTTTCGGTAATTGAGAGTCACGAGAAGAGTGCCATTCACCGGTCGAAACTCGACGTCGATGCGCAAGATCTCGATTGAACCATCAGTGAGGTAACGAGCGATTGGGTTCGCTGCTTTGACGATGTTCTCAACCTCGGCTTGGAGCCGTTGCGTACCGAGCTCGTTGCATTGAAGAAGCGTGTTGCCAGTTGTCGGAGAAAGAGGCAGCTCGCCCTTTTGGGCGAACATTGCCAACTGGACTCCGTTATCAATCGGGTGGATCGAAACGTGTCTACCATCCTCGTCGGTCTGCCAGTCCTGGGCCGAGCCGTCGTAGTTCGGTGCAGCCGGTAGAAACGCGCCACGTGGACCACTGGCGACGGATGGGTCTCGCCCGAATGGCGTGGAGCCGAATGGGTATGAACCGAAGCCGGGCATCAGAACAGCCAGCCCTGAAGTGGTGTGCCTTTGAAGTACGATTCCATCTGATTGCGCCAGTGCGTGAAGTCCTTGGCGGTATGAGCGAAAGCCATACCGATACCGATCACACGGTTCAGCACCTTCTTACCCTCAGCGTCTAGGTGTTGCGTGTCACGGTGCGTCCAGGTCGGCTTAGGGTTGACATCACGAAGCTTCAGGCGCCCTCGCTCGCCCCATCTGCACGTGACGCAGATGTTTGCGACAAGTGGCCCCCATGCCGGCGGGATGCCTTCACCGTAGTAGTCACAGTGAGTGGTACCGGGAAGCCTCGCGAGTGCCACTAGAAGCGGCTTGTACACCGGATCAATGTCGTCTAGCTCTGACTTGATCATCGCCATCAGGCGATCTTGAAGGTCGGTGTTGCCGCGCTTCTTCTGATAGCCCGTAGCTTCGTCGACAAGGGCGACAATGCCGATCTCGGCAAACTGCGCGAGCATCGTAACGGCGCGTTGAGCTACCTGGATTTGGTTCGCTCGAAGTGCACCGGCGCCCCACGCCACGGCGTAGAGTTTGAGCATCTTGGCGACGGTCTCGGCTTCTATGCCGTGGGCGGTCGCGTTGGTCGGTAGCTGAAACTCAACGTTCTCCGTGCTTGATAACAGAACGGAACCATTGGGCAAATGCTCTATATACCGAGCGATGTTGGCGTCTTCTCCTTTGACGGTTCCGCTCAAAGCCGAAACCATCGACCTCTTGGTGATGACCCGTTTCCCATTGTCCAGGACGTAACAGGACACACCTTCGAAGATCGAACCCTCACGCGTAATTGCCTTGGGTCGAACCGTGTTGCTTTGCTTTTTCATGCACTTCTCCAAACCGGGCTGGTTACCCGGGTAAAAGCGCGGCTGTTTCGTCCTCGACACGAGAAGTCGAACGTCGAGAACCCACCCAACCGCAGGTGGACCAGTTTCAGAACTTCGCTGCGCTCAAACCGTCGTGTCCAATGGGCAAGCGCGCGCGGTGAGTTCTGGGAGTTCGATACCGCCAGGGAGCGGCGGAACGAGAACGGGTACCGGAGGAAGCCTCACGGGTACACCGGGCAGGTGACCACCGGGCACCACTACGCCATTGACCAGGACGGCTACAGAGGGCGTCTCGGGTGCGGTCGGCATCTCAGGCGCTCCGAGTAGCGGAGGTAGCAACACGGGCAGCGGAGGCGTCCGGATTGGCACGCCCGGAAGTGGCTCACCGTTGAGCAGGGGCAGCTCGGGTGCCGGAGGCATCTCTGGAGCGCCCGGAATAGGCGGGGGCAACACGGGGATTGGCGGTTGCTCGACGGCGAATGCGCATCGGGTCATAGGGCCTTGAGCATCGTTGTGCCGGCCGTGGTTCGAAGCGCTACGGCGATGGCTTGCAGTGCCGCGCCAAGGGCCGATGACACAACGGGGGCAACACCGGCCGCATTGAGCGGGACGGCTAGCGCATCGAGCACAGTAGCGAGCAGCGTTGCGTTGACTACGGGTTGCCCGGCGCCTCCGCCGAAGTCTCCCGAGCCGCCCTTGAATGTCCCGTTGGCGGTGATGTCATCGCCGACAATTCGAAGAAACGCGTTACCGTTGCCGCGCCAAATCGAGTCATCTTCGCCCAGCGTGAAGTGCGATCCGTTAGCGTGTAGGATGTCAATGATCTTCTTTCCGCTAGCGGATTTTCCGACCATGACCATGTGGGCAGCGTCGTCAACCGGGACGTAGAGCGTCGACGTTTGGGCTACGGCGTCGAGTAGATGGTGAGCGCCGTCCGAGTTGTAAACCGCTACGCTTCCGTCAGTGAGCGCCGGAACCTTGTCGAGGTCGCGGTTATCGAAGCCACACCACGCAAAACCTTCGTCTCCCTCGTCGGAGTGGAGAGTGTGGGATCCGCCTTGGTCATTGGCTGGACGCGGACGCCCAATCAGGCCGAAGGTGCCTATTGAGTAGCGCCCGTGACCGGCGGCGTTGTTACCATTCCCATCAACCTGCACACCAAGCATGCCGTTCTCGTCGTAGGAGATTGCTACGGCTGTGCCTAGGCGGAAGGGGGTCATGATTGGCTGTAAAGTATCGAGGTTGAATCAGTAGAAGCGGCCACCGGAGCGTCGCCGTCTCTCTCCCAAGTCCACTGCGTCCAGTCGGTTTCCGTTGCCTCGGCCGCGGCCGCAACTGGCGTTTTCTTCGCTAGGGCAGCCTTGTACGCGTCGGCTTTCTTCGTCTTCGCGGACTGGTCTTCGTCGGCTAGGTAAAGCAAGTCTTCGGGGCGAATCAGCTCGAGGCGCGTCAATGACTTGTCGTTGCACGAGTACGTCACGGACTCGATGTAGCGAGGGCCTTCGATGCCGAGCTCTTCGTCGATTACTTTCGCGGCCGTGTCTGGGCCCCAAACCGCAATGCCGTCGTTGATGAGCGAAGGCGTGCGGTGGCCGCCGACCGTGTAGGAAAGCTCCCACCCGGAGCGGCGCTCCTCGGAAGCGTACTTACGCGCGAGGTATTCCGCTTCCTTGTCGTTCTTTACGTCATCGTCGTAGTAGGTGATGACGTCTAGTAGACCGGCCTCGACCATCTCGGGATCGATGTACTCGCCTCGGATCTTGTTGCGCCCACCCTTGCCGCCGCCTTCACTACCGTAGACGATGTATTTCGCGTGCCGATTGGTTGCGTCGTCCTGCCAGCTATGAGTTTCGATGTTGACCGTGTTGCGAGCGACGCCACGTTGCCGAACCAATACCACCGAAGGCGTGACGTTGGGCTGCGGAGTCGCGAGCACGAAGGAGCCGTCGCCGGCACACCATAGAAATAGCCCGACGAGCTTGTATTTGTCCTGTAGCCAGTCGTACCAGCGCTGCCCGACCTTGGCCTTGAGCGCCTTGAACTCCATGCGTGAACCGCCGGAGAAGCCCATTCCGGTTGAAAGAGTTCGTACCTGGTCTTCGGTCTTGACGACAGGGACTTTTACAGCTGTGACAGCTTGGCGGTTCGCGCCGTTTCCCGCGACGAGCTTGTGCTCACTGAGACCCACCAGATCCATGACCTTACGGGTCAAGTCGTAGTAGGTGCGCTCCGTGAGCTCGATGTCCTCCTCAACGTGACCGTTGAAGAGTTTGCGCATGTAGTCGCGGCCTTTGATCTCAACCACTGTCGAGTCGCTCGAAGGCACCGAACGGCTGTCGATGATGCCGCTTTGCTGAACGATGCCGCCGATACTGAGTTGAAACCGTGCGCCCTTCGGACACAACTCGAGTAGTTCCTTAGCTATCCCAGCGTGACCGAGCCGTAGCGAGAACGCAGCGGGCTGCGTCATGACAGAGATCTTGATCTCGTAGCCTTCGGTGATCGCGAGCTTGTTTCCGTTTATGGTGAGCGCAACCTCGTCGTTGAAACCGCCGATGGTCAAGTCTCCATCACGATTGCTCATCGTAATACCTAATACTCATTCCAGCCGGGATAATCAGCGGGTCGTCGATAATGTTCAGACCGAGCAAGTCGCCGCCGCGAGTTCCGTCGCCCGAGTAGATTGCGGACGACAACTGTTGAAGCGTCATCTGGATCGGCACGGTGTAAAAACGAAACTCAAGGCCCTTGTTCGCGATGTCGTTACCGAAGCTTCGGAGCGTTTCCCAGAGCTCTGCGAAGGCCGAAAGCGCCAAGATGTTTGCCGGGTCTTTCAGCTCACTAGAGATTTCGTCGGCTTCTCTAAAGAGGCCTTCGAGGTAGTCAATCTTTGAGCGGACCAGCGCCGAATAGAGTTCGAACTGGTCTTTGATCCCAAGGATCTTACCAACACCGGCCGCAATCTTGCTGAATATGTCGGCCTTCCACGCGTGGTCCTCAAACTTGATTGCCGCATCGAGCATCGGCAGCTTGTTGACCTTGACGAAGTTTTGGATCGGGAACTCGAAGTCCAGATCTTCGACGAACTCGGCAGAGAATCCCAAACCGCTACGATTCGTGTTCTTTTCGTTGAGATCTAGCTCGAGGCACTGCGCCTTGACCTTGCCGATCCACGGGATTGTTAGGTCCTCGGTCGTCTCTTCCTCGACCAGCATCCGGAAGATACCGGCTTGGGTAAGGTGGTTCTCGTAATCCTTGATGTCACTAAGTCCATCGTCGAACTTGCCACTGGCGCTGATGACGTAGAGCTTGCGCCCCATTTTCTCGCCAGCGGCGCCAGCGGTATGCGGGTAGACGTGTTCGGCTCGACGAACACCGATCTTGACGGAGGCCGACTCAATAGCGAGACGTATCGGGCCGAATCGCCAAGGTTCGAATTTGTCGAGCTGTCCCATTACTGACCTTCACGTCCGCGCCTACCGGATGGGTCGACCTTCGGAGCGTTATCTCCACCTGGCCCCCCAATGTCGCTCGGGTTCATTATCCGAACATTGAGCGTTTGCCCTTTGAGCGCCCGCGCTTGCGCTTGACCGGCCTTCTCGTAGTCGGCCTCTTTGTTCAAGCGCCATTGCTCCTGCTCTTTTTGGGCAGAGATGCTCTCGCGGTCTTCCTTCGACAGCTTTCCGGTCTTCGAATAAGCGTCGTACTCGGCTCGTTTGCGCGCGATTGTAGATTCAAGTCCCTTGACGTCTGCCTCGTCACCGGCACCAAACAGGTTCATTATCCCCGAGAAAACGCCGCCGATGAGACCCTTGTCGTCTTGGTACTTCTGCAGTTGTTGCTCGGCGTTGCGAAGCGCTTCAGACAAGTCAGAGCCATGAGCCGTGTTCAGGTTGCGGCTGATGTCGGTTGTGGTTTTTGCGCCCTCGTCGTACATGGACTTGCCGGCGAAGTCGATCGCTGAGTAGACCCCAAGGCCAATTCCCAGGCCAGCACCTGCAGCGGCTAGTCCGCCGCCCCACGACGTCAAACCACCGGAAGCGTTGCGGCGCGAGAGCATCCCACCAACAGCGCCCCCGCCTTCGTTTACAGCCTTTTTCCCAACACCGGACTTGATACCGCGTTCGAGTATCGAGCGAAAGAACGACTCGGTTAGCGCGCGACCAATTGCGACGCTTATCGCGAGCGCTATCACCTTGCCAGGATTCTCGGTTGCCCAGGTGATGAAGTTACCGAATGCACTGGCTATCCTCAGTGCCATTGGCGCGAGTTGCTCCAATGCAGGGATTAGCCTAGTTGCAGCCGCCTCGGTTATCTTGTCGAGTTGGTTTTGGAAGTGCTGCGCTTTGGCGGCGCGCGTAGCTTGGTAGTCCTCGATGTTTTTCTTTTCGACATCCTCCGTTACCTGGGCGCGATTGAACGGCTCCAGGAGAGCCATCGCTGCCTTGACTCCGGGCCCCTCTTTTCCGCCGCCGCCAGCCTTGTTGTAGGCGTTCATCATCCCACGGATCGGTTTTTGGCCGAGCGTGTCCGCCCACATCTCGGTCATTGCGGGGATATTGCCCTTTGATGCAACGAGCGAGTCGCGAATGATGTCTAAGATCGGACGCTTTTGGGTGCCGCCCTCATTGAACAGCTCAACACCGTGACGCTTGAATGCATCGATGCGCTGCCCCTTTGACGTCGTATTGGAAAACGCAGCGATCGAACGAGCGGCGTCGGCTCCAGAAGTGGCGCCACCTTCAGCAATCGACAACTGAGTCAGCGCTGACAGCGTCAAAATGTTCTGCGAAATGTCGCCTTCGAACGCCTTGGCGTTGGCGGCGACGCGTCCCATCTGCGCCGCGTAGTCTTTCATTTCAACCGCGCCGACTGCGGTCTGCCCAACAATGCCTCGCATCACGTCTAGCGTGCGCTGCGCGGCGTCAGGCATGTCCTTCAGCTGGTTGTAAATGTAACCCGCCGCGTTGCCCATCTCGCCTAGATCTGCTCCGGCGGCTAGCGACATTGACCCGAGTTTTTCGCCCATCATCGGAGCGACCCCGAAGTCACCGGTCTTCCCGGTGAAGCTGCGCATCAACGCCGTGACGCGCTCGGGTGCGATTTTTAGATCGTCACCTACCTTCGTCGATACACCTGTCCAGTATGCGCCGCCTCGGCTCGTGCCGTTGGCGATCCGCTCTTGCTGGGCCAAGCCCATGCCGGCAGTCTCGCGCTCGTTGGAGCGTGACACGCCGCCACCAAGCGACATATCAACGCCGACGCCGCGCAGTAGCTCGTTCGCCGTGCGCGAAGCGTACCCGATGGCACCCTCAGGGCGCGGGAACATGAAGCGGGTCGTTCGGTGACTGGTTCGTGTGGCGAAACGGTCAAGTTCTCGTTCGCGTCCAGAGTACTGGCGCATCAACGCAGTCGACCGTTGCCGCTGCATCGACGCCATCGAGAGCGTTATCTGCCGCTCGCCGCGCTCACGTTCGCGGAGGGCGTCTCGCTCGGCCTTCTGCCGTTCACGAATCGCTTTGAGTTCCTCTTTCGCGCGTTGCCGAGCTAAACGAACACCCTCAGCATTCGCCTGCCGAGTGGCAAGCATTTGCTGTTTCATGATGTCGCGGTTCAGCTTCGACTGCTCCGCGTGCGCCGCCCTAGCAGCAATCAGCTCGGCATTCTGCGGGCGGCCGCCCGCGCGCGCCATTCCGCCACGGCCGATCTTCGCAAGTTCGATGTTCGCTGCGTCGCACGCTTTGCGCGCCATAGCTGGAACATGGGAAAATGACTCCCCTAAGCTCCGGTCAAGGCGACCGACGATGGTGATGCGAACTGTAGCCATTATACGTTCAGGGCTTCAATGATCGCGGATGCGAGTCTTCGAATCCGCGCGGCACGCTGCGAGCTCTCGGCTTCGATTGCGTCGAGCTTTTCGCCCGTCTGCAATGCGTCGCCGAGTAGGTAGAGTTCCTCATCGCTGGCGAGCGGAATCACCGGGCTCGTCTCGATGTGTAGCTGTTCAATGCAGTCGAATAGGTAGCGAATGGTCGCCGGTTTCAGGTGTTTCTTGATTTGGATGTCCGCGAAGGGGAACGAGGGGTGTTTCTTGGTGCAATCGTTCGGATCGCAAATACCGACCGAAACCAAGTGGAACATCGCCGCCTTGTCGTCTTCCGCTTCCAGCGCCTTGGCGTAGTCATCATCGTTCGGGGTTCGAAGACCAACAACGATAGCCGAAGCGGGCTTGCCGTCGCATTCCTCGAGATACGCTTCGGGTTTCAGCGTGATCTCTTTCCCCGCCGGCATCGGGCGCTTCTTACCGTTCGTGGCGCGGCGCTCCTCGAGAAGCGTAGACAGGTTAGCCATTGCGTTCGCGTTCCTGCGCTACTCGCCAGAGGTAGAGCCAGAGGTGGTATTGAGCGTCGGTAATGTCAGCAACAGGTTGGCCGTAAAAAGCAAAAATTTCAGCCGCGTACCGGCACTTAGTTGCAAGAACGCTAAAGGGCCCTGTGCGGCCACCCCTGCGATCATCGTGTAGTATTCCTCGGGAGTTTTCTCACCGATACCAGGCTGCGGGCTGCACTCGTCTTGCCAAACGTCTTGGCATTCGGCGAGGAACAGGATCGTGTCGCGCCCGATGTTCGGATGCGTCCGAGCGTCCTCGACCCTTTCTTCGAGTGTCGGATTGTCCGATTTACCAAAGAATGGAACCGGATTCTTTGGGTCCGAGTCTGGATCGACAGCGGTCGTCGCGACCGTGTAAAGGGCCTTGCCGTAGTCGTAAAGCTCGCACCCGTCCTTGGGTTCGCCCTTGCGTTCAATCGCGTACCGGGTGGCACCTTCGAGGATGGGGCCGTAGTCAACAATGATACCCAGGCCAATGTTCACGGACTCCGGAGTTCCATCTCCGTCAACCATGTTTTTGAGCGGTATCGACACCGGCATAATCTGCCGAGTGCCACGGATTATCGAACGCAAACGAGCCATAAAATCCTCGACGAAAAAAGAGGGCGCGAACGATTCGCCACTGGCGAACCGCTACGGTGTCGCGCCCCGGACACCGGTCACGTGTAGGATGGAGGAACTACGAGTGACTACGAAGTGAACTTATCCGACCTTCGAAATGTCACCGCCAACAAGCTCACAACTGAACGTTGTGGTTCCCGGCGCTGACTGTGAGGCGTACTCGAAGGAGTCGACCTTCATATTTGCGGAAAGAATCCGACCGTCGATGATTCCGAAGGTGAAGTCGGTGTATTTTTTGCTTTTCCACAGGTCAAACAGAACCTGCGTCGACTCTTTACCGCCCTTACAGATGGCTGCCGAGATAGACGAAGAAGACGTGGGAACGCCTTCCGATGCCCCAGCTACGAATCCGTCGGCGATGATCTGCTCGGAGTTCGAGGCGCCCTTTAGGGACGCCTGTGTTTGAAACTCCACCCTACGACCATCTTGACCGTACGTGGAAAAGTTGCCGAATTTATCGTCGCTCATTGTGTGCTCCTGTTAGCTCGCGACGGTCTGGTTGATGTTTGCGCCGAGCTGGAAACTCTTCGGCTTCACGTAGGCGGGGATCGCCGACATGATGCAACCGCGTTGCGTGCTCCACTCGGATTGCGGCGGATGCTCTTCGACCAGGTACACCCAGCCGTCGTTTGCGAACCCGCGCATCATCGTAAGCAGCCTGCCGTTCCAGAGACTCGGCGTGATTGTTCTTGGTGCAGCCGGTGCGCCCGTTGTTGAATCAGGCTCGTTCCATGGATTCGCCGCGGAAACGGCGGTCCATAGTGCGCCGACCTCTTTGTTGATGCGATCCGTGACGTCGACGTCGGGCCAGTCGCGCGAGTTGAAGTCCGGTGAAGTACCAGTGAGGCACTTCGAGGTGATTCCGCGGACGATTACCAAATCGGTACCGTCCGTTCGAAGCACACAAACGCCGTTGTTCAACGCGTTCTTTTGCTCGACTCGCGTCGGATTGTCCGCCTTGATCTGCGGCTGAGCGCCCTTGAGGACGCATTCGGGAGTACCAGCCCACTTGTAGTTTGGCTGTTGACCAACCATCGCGGCTCGCGTGGCTGCTAGTTTCCCGACTAGCCAAGCCGGAGAGTTTTCTCCGTATTTCGCCCACGCGATCACGCAACGCGCATCGTTGAGTGTCGTGTTGCCAAGCGACGCCGCCGCAGAGTACGTGCCGCAAATGGCGAAGAACGCGCTTTCGAGGTGGCTTGTGCCGGGCATCGCCTCGCTCGCCAAGTGCGTCTTGACGAGGCCCATTGTCGTCGTGTCGTTCGCCGCAATTGCCAGGTAGTCGTAGACGTCACCGGCAAGGTTAGCGAGCTGCGGCGCAATGGAGTCGGCGCCGGCGCCGCTTCCGAAGGTCCACATGTTCGTGTGTCCAGCAACGAGAGCGCCGACGGTCACTGTGCAGGTGAGCCCAGGCACTTCCGACAGGTCGAGCGTGAGAACCAGTTGATTCCCGCGTGCGCCGGTGTTGCGGTTGGTGAGCGTGGTCGCCGACGCTGCCGCGCCAGATGTTACCTGGGCGCGAACCATCGTCTTGCAGCCGAGGTCACAGTTCGTGGCGACAACGGTTGTGGCGTCGGTTGTTGCCGCGCCGAACGCGAATGTCTTGCCGCCGACTCGGCCACGGACCGTACCGTTTCTCGTGGCGGCTCCGCCCCAAGTCAGGACGATAGACGACGCCACGGGGCCTGCCGCAGGCTCTAGGACGGGGGCAGCGTAGACGTTGACGTCGCCAACGGTGAACGCTCCGTAACAGATTGTGGCAACCTCAGAACCGGCGCCAAGTTGCGTGTCTGCGTCGGCCTCTCCTGAGAGCGGACCAACGATGTCCACGTCGGGCGTGGCGCTACCGGCAGAGGTTTTGTTGCCAGCGGCACAAACCTTTACCGGCATGGAGCCGATGGAAACGAGACCGGCGCCGAGCACGGATGCCCGATAGCTGCCGGGGATCGCGTTATCAGTGGCGAACCCTGAAACAATGATGCCCATGGTGGGTTATTCCTTCGCCTCGACGGGCATGGTCACGACACCAGTCTCCGTGTCGGGGCATTTCGCGAGTAACGCTTCGGCGCTCGTGAAGCCCTTGATCCCCGCCTTTGCAGCCGTCGCGGCATCGGCAGGAACCAACGCGCGTTCACGAAGCATTTGCCGGTAGTAGAGCGTGTCCGGGATTTCTTGGACTTCGGTAGAGAACTCCCATTCCACTTCGTGTCGCTCGCCGCCGATAGTGCCGGTTAGCGTGCCAACGGTGATGGTCTCACCTGGTGACGTAACAATCGGACGTGCGCCGATGTAACGTCCTTCAACGTGCTCGACGGGATCGGATGCGCAAGCGCAAAGCGGCTCCCCGCCGAATAGGTAAGGGTTCGGCAGAACCCGCAATGTTTCTCGAGGTTTCTTAGCCACTATAACTCCAATCGCGCCGCAATTCCTTCGAAGCCGCGGCGAACAAATGATTCGATGTATGCCTGTCCGTACTCGCGAGCAGGCTCCATAAACGGAATGGCGCGTGACCCAGGATGGTGGACCATGCGCGCGAAGAACTCTTGACCGCCGACCTTCCAACGCAGGGCGATACCGCGGCCGACTATGTGCTCGTGAGGGCCTTTGCCAGTAGCGCGTCGCGTTTGACCCTCACGAACAGGTCCCTTTAGACCGTGCGCGGCCTTGGGCCAGATGTCGTGTTCGTCGGTACCGTGCTCGACGTAACTCGCGTAGTGCTTGGGTGCCTTGACCTCGGCCATGTACCAGGCGCCTTGTTGGCCTAGTATTCGCGAGTTGATGGTCGACCGTAGCTGGCGAGTGTGGTCCTTGAAGTTGCCCTGTTTTGCGCGGGCTACGGTGACCTTTGCAGCGGCGTGCACTGCGTCGCGCGTCAATCGCTCAAGATCGTTTTCAAGCCGCTTCTGGAGCGTCTTCAGCCCCGATATGTCGAAGTCCAGGCGTAGCGACATGAATCGATCCGATTAGGTTCAACACGAAAGCCGAAAGGGTCGAAAACACGAACTGTTCGCGATGTGCGAAACGCATAACCCGGTACCCACGCAAGCCCGGGACATCGTGTCGACCGACACCGCCGGTCTTTACCGGTTTTAGTTGCACACGTTGAAAGGTATCGATGAGAACTTCTCGGTCTAACGTCGTCATGGAACGTCCTCGTGAATCACGACGGCTGTCGCCGCGTTGGTCGTTGATGAAGCGTTGAGCTTGGCGGGTTTGCGCGTCGTGTTCGCGCGACTCCAATACTCGTCGACCTCAATGTTCATTGTGAAGCCATAGTAAGGGAGCGGGGCGGCGCCTTCGATGCGCTGAAACACGAACGATTGCGGTGATTCTTCGTTGGGCGACACCCTTGAGAAGCCGCACGCGTCGGACAGTGACGAGCCCTGCAATAGCGCCAGCGGCGAAGTCTCGCCGTTGACCAGCCAGGACGGATCGCAATCGGCGTAGAGGGCCGAGCAGATTGCCTTGGCGATAGCGGCCTTTGCCGGCGAACGGTCGCCGTCTATCTCTTCCTGTGCACCTTCGCCAATCCACGCGATTTCAATCGTCGTAGTGCGAAGATAGAGGTCATCCGCTCGGCGCTCGTTGTGAGACTTGCCTCGCCAAATGTAGATGGCCGGCAGGCGAAAGTCATCGAATAACGTTTGCGGATCGTCGTAGAAAACGTGGTTAATCGTCGAGCGACCAGGGCAAGCTTCGTTGTCCCAAATCTGCTCACAGGCGGCGTTGACCGTCTGTTGAAGGTACTGCCCTAGGTAGCCGAGAGCGGGATCTCCAATCGGGAAACCGTCGACCGTTGGTGGGTAGGGTAGTGGCTGTGAACCGAATCCGGTCGCCATTAGAATGACCCGAAATCATTGATAAACACTGGTTCGAACGGGTCAATTGTCTCGGCCGATGTGCCGTTGAACACTTCGCCGCCGACGTTCGCGGGAGGTGACGGCAGACCTTCGACGTCGAGGCGAGTGAGACCATTGGCAACGTTCTTTAGCTCCGCACGTACGCTCGCCTCGAGATCCATCCAGTTCCGGTTCACCGCACGCGGGAAGCGCTTTGCAATCAGGAAGTCAACGACGTCGAGCACAATGCGAACCGCTTCGGGTGGCTTTGCTGCTCGCAGAGCTGCGATGGGGTACCGTCCGCGGCAATACCCCTCAAACATACCTTCAGCGTCCTCGATTAGCTGGCTAACCGGATCGTCGTCCGCTACCCCGTCGTTGTTATCATCGTAACCGCGCCGAACGACGGCCTTTGACAGCCTACGTTCGATACGTGTTCTGTCGACGTAGTATCCAACGTAGGCGGTCATTTTAGAGCTTCGTAACCGAATCTTTGACTGATTCGAATTCAACCGCGGTCAACGTAACCACCGAACCAGTCACACCGACTTCACTAGATCCGTAGGTGATAGATCCCGGACCAATCACCTTGACTTTGATCGTGGCTGGTTGCTCAGGGGCTAAGCGCTTCGTCTCTTTTGTTTCTGCTGCCATTTTACCCTCAGGTAATCGGGGTGACGATGCGGTATCCAGAAAGAGCCGCCGTGATCTTGTGTTGGTCACAATGCGAAGAACGGCACATGTACGAACCCTTCATCCCCTTCTCGAGCTGCCATAGTTGATCGCTCTGTGTTGGCGCATCCTGGAACGTGTACGAGAACGATGCATGACGACGGCTTGGTGAGTCGGCAATAGCGACAACTGCGAAGTGACTGCTCCACATACGGCTGTAGTTCGACGTCTGACCGACCTGCGCGGTGTTGTAACGAGCTGCTCCAACAACGATGTCGTCTAGCCCCAAGAGCTGAGCGATAGCAGCCTTCGTCACGTTAGCCGGAGCGGTTGGCCCGCCGCCGTACTTGATCGCGTCAATCATCTGTGTGTGGCGGCGCAGTACATTGTATACCGCTAGGTTGGTGACACCGATCTTACGAACAGGGCCGTTACCTAACCAGAGCGCATCGATTGCGGTGGCGACGTCTCCAATGGGATTCCCATCAGTGTAGACACCGGCAGTCGTCGCGTTGTTCCACCGGCTAGTTCCGGATGAAATTGTCGTATAAGTGCCAAAGTTTGAACTAGTCTCGAACAACGTAACCAGACGCTGCTCTTTCTTGAACTTCAGCGCGTAGAGCACGTTTTCGGTCGCGTCCATGAGCTCATCCAGAACGTTGTCCTGGTTCTGAAGCGTCAGCTGGTCCACGTATTCTTTGAAGCCACGACCGGTCAGTGAATACGTCGCTGTTCCACGGTCCTCATTCAGCTCAGCTAGGTCAGTGCGGTCGGTCGCCGTATCATCCGGATACACGGTGCGTCCGTCCTTATCGAACGTGAAATACGTACCCGACAACTTTCCGCCCGTGAAAACGGTGGGCGAAATAATGTCGCCGATTAGCTCTTGGTTGGCGTACATAACAGACAGGTTTTGGAGGACCTGATCGACGTGAACGCTACCGGGTCGAATGGCTCTCATCTCGAGCAAATCAGAGTTTGCGCGCTCCAATTCACCGATGATTTCCGGATCAGACTCGCGTCCGCGAATCGCGTCCTTTATGTATTTTCGCGCAGCTCGATAAGCGCGCGAAGCTTCGTGATCGTGCTTGAAGGAACCGCCTAAAGAGACGGTCCCGGGAGTATTTTGGAATTCCATTGTGTGTTCCTCGGGTGCCTATTAGGTCGCCGGTGCCCTGAAGTAGGATGCGTATGCCGTGTCGAGCGGGCGCAGATCAGCGGCAACACCGGTCTCTACCCAGACACCAAGAGAGCGAACCGCTCCGGTAACCGAAGCAAGCGTAACGTCGGTGCAACCATCGGACGTCGCGACGGCTGGAAGATTGATAGTGCATCCACCGGTACCAACCAGTGCCATAACAACGGCGTTCGAGCCGAGCGGAACCGCACGAATGCGATCGCCAGCTGTGGCGCCAGCGTCTAGAGCGATATGAGTAGCAAGACCTGATGCGGTAGTGACCGCGGTACAGGTCGTTGCGCTGGCACGGAGAATCGGTTGACCCTTCAGAACGGCAGCAGTGACCGTAAACGTATCAATGCGCGCCTTGTCTAGTTTTTCATAGTTCGACATTAGGCATCACCCCCGGCGCGGCGCGCCACTTCATTGACCCTTGAAAGCAACTTCGAAGGCTTTGCGCCTCGTACGGTTGCGGTGTTTTTGGTTGAAGCCGCTCCCTCGTCGTCGATCTTTTTCTCGCCTAACTTCAGATCGGCGAACTTACCAACGAACGCGGTGAACTTCTCGCGTCCCATCGAGGAGCGGAGCTCGGTGAATTCTTCGGTCTGCGAAGGAGTGATCTTCTTACCAACAACCGCGGCGACGTCGGCCTTGATAGCCTCCTCGTCGAGCTTGTTGGCTCGCGTCTTCTCGGCCTCGATTGCCTTCTGAAGGTTCGTCACTAGCTCGGCATTCGCGCGAGCTTCGGTTTCGAGCGTCTTGATACGCTCCGCCTGAACGGCGGCCGCACGTTGTGCCGTGTCGAGTTCGGCAGCCTTAGCGGCCAGTTCAAGCTTTAGCTTTTCTGGATCCATGTGTGTTTCCTCGTCACGGCTCGCCACCGTGGCGGCCTGTCGTTGTTGGAAGGCTTTCGCCTTCATTCTCGCTAGCCCTTCCGGGTTCGCGGGCACGGGTGTCATTGAGATTTCAAACAGCTCGTTGTTGTCCAAAACGTAAACGTCTTTGCCGTCGCGCTTCTCGTAACGGACATCCTTGGGCACAAACCCAACGGAAACCCCGCGCAACGTTTTTTGGCGTATCGATTGCCAGACTTGCTCACCCAGTGGATTGGCTTCGGTCGTAGCAAATATGAACTTCGCGCACAGTGCTCCGTTTTCAACGCGTACGTTTTCCGCTCTTCCTACAGGTAATTCCCGAGATTTATGAGCAAACAGTACAACCGGGTTTTGGCTGTAACGTTCGAGCTGCCAATTCTGCGCAATGATGTCGCCGTACGAATCAACCGCTTCGGTAGACGCAACTACTTCAATCGAGCGCTCGGACTCGTTGAGCGATCGAACGGCGAGGCCATACGATCGGCATACGAGCCCGTCGTTTTCGGGTGCTTCTTGTTCCATTGTTCGAGTGCTTTCAAGTCGCCAGCGTCGCCAGTTTCAGGCGTCTTCGTTTGGCTTTGGTTCTGTCGCGTCGCCTGGTTCTTCGATTTGTCCATCGGGCTTCCCTGGCTTCTCCTGGTCTTCAGTTGAGCCGTCACCCTCGCCGATCACTCGCTCACCGGCAGTTGGTTCCGTGATGTTCGAGTTCTCGTAAAACCACTTCTCGCCAACACGGGCCCCGGCGTTCTTGAGGTTCAGGATCGCCTTAGACAGCTTCTCGAGGTCCGCTGGATCGTCGGTGATAAACTCGAATGTTCCTGGTCGAACGCGGTCACCGCCGTTGTACCGAGTAAACGGAACGAGTAGCTGACGGGTGATGTGGTCGCCGCAGTTGCCGGCGTTGGCGTCGCGAATCATCTTCGGATTCTGCGAACGCGTCTCAACGGCTGCGCGCGCCCCGTTCTCGCCGGGCTCCAGTTGGTCGGCGCTACCGATGATGGCTTTGGAAAGTTCGCCGCCAATCCACTGTAAAAGCGCTTGGTGAACCGACTTCGAGGCTCCGCCACTGGACGACGCGCCTTGCGGCCAAAGGAGCTCGATTTCGACGTCTTCCGAGTGGACCGCAGCCCCGCTCGTCATGATGTCGAGCAGGATCTTCTTTAGTAGCAAGATGTCTTCGTTTTGCGCACCACGCTTGTACTTGCCGATGCGCTTGGGCTTCCAGGCTATCTCGGCCATCTGCATCATGTCGCGGTAGGTCCAGTTGCGCCCCTGAGCGAACCAGACGACGAGACGAGCGAGCCCTTCTCGGACCCCGACGTCACCGTTCACGCGTTGCCTTACCTGAACGAAGTTTCCGGGAGCGAACTCCTTCAGTAGTTCAATCCCTTGGTCGGGGTTCATGCCGGTTTGGCTCGTGAACACCAATGCGCCGTCGCTTCCGCGGAAACCAAACCGACGGCAATGGATTGGCTTGAAGTGGTTGGGTCCTAGGTAGTTGCCGTCCACAACCCATCGCGCTTCGGTTGTTGCGTGCCCGAATAGTCGACCCTCACCAATGGAATGGGCGATAAAGTCTGACCGGTTCTCGGCGTTCGTAAAGAAGTCAGAGAACGCATCGCAGATCTTCTTCTCTTTCGCGCTCGCCTTCGGCGGCGGCTTCACTTGCCACTTGAGCTGTGATACCGCTTGCTCCGCGAGCGATAAAGCGGCGTGTAGCGTGCCGTCTTTCTGCCGTCCATCATGCGTAAGATCAACGAGGCGATACGTCTGCCCCATGTCGGCCTGCGCAAGGATACTACTGACCATTCGCGGCGTAACGCCGCCGCCGATTTGTCCTACCTGTAGCGCGAGCGATGGTTCCGATATAATAACGGAGCCCGCCGGGGCCGTCGGCTTCTTTGGGCTACTTGCCATGATTATTCAAATCCGTGCCAACGCGATTCGGGTTCGAACTCGATGTCTTTGTGATCGATGACCGCGCCGGGACCGTACTCAATCGCTAACCAAACAGCACCAACGTACGCGGAAGCAATGTCGCCGTGCTGTCCGTCTATTATTGGACTTTTGATCGTTATCGTTGCGCCGGAGGAAAGCTTGTAGCTGACCTGCCGAAGTTGCCTTGTCAGATCGGTCTCGTTGCGGGCAATGCGCGCGTTGTGCTCACGCATTGCGTCTCGGGCTCGGGTGTAGACGTCGACCTTGCCGGTTTTGCCGCCAGGCAGTTCGATTACCTCGAAGCCAGAAAGCTTTTCCTTCGCGGTCTCGATGTAGTGTTGATCGGCGGCTACAACCTTGACGCCGTGGGCTCTGAGCCGTTCGGCGAACGCATCAAAAACCTCGGACGGCTTCAACGGTTTTCCCGGTAGAGGGACAAGCTTCAAGACCTCGGCAGTTTGGATCTTGTTGTCTTCTGTCCAGCGGACGATTACCAAACCAGAAGCGTTGCGCTTGAAGCCGGTGTCAATACAGGCGTACGAGGCGCGTTGACGTTTCTCGCGATCGCCGTAGTTCGGCATCTCAATGTCAACGAGTGATGCCTCGACGTGGTCGGTGTCATCGTCGTCCGTAATGAACCATGGGTTTTCACCGGCGTCGGTCGGGATTGAGCCGTACTCTCGAAGCCGTTTCAGCTTGTCAGGTTCGAGTTTCTTGGTGTCATCCTCGGTGATTGTTGGGTTGGTTTCCCACGTTGCGCCGACCGAAACGATTTGATCGTGTTCTTCGCTGTCGCCGTTGTTGACCATCACCGCATGGTGATCGCTTGTCGAGAACGCTGACGAACTCGCGAAGATCTTCGCCGCCGGCATCGTCGCGGTCGTCGCGCGAAGGGAGGTAAGGATCTCTTTGCTTGGGTTCGCCCCATCGTTGGGGGAACGCCACTTGGACATTTCGTCGGCTAGAATCGCGATTGCGGTAAAGCCAGACGTGCCTGCAATCGAGCAGGTTTTGACGCGAAACTGGATAGGGCGATCGGCAATGCGCCATCCGTGCGACGTCGGATCGGAGTACGGGGCGAAGCCGATCCCTACGGCCTCAAGAATTGCCCTGATCGTCGTCAGACGACCCTTGGCCTCGCCGTTATCGACCGAGACGATGGAAACGACACCCGTGTCGCCTGGCTGGATTTTCCAATCAGCGAAAAGCGCTAGGACGACAATGATGCGGCAGAGCGACGAGCTCTTTCCGCCGCGGCGCCCGACACGCAAAACCCAGGTCTTACGCTCGGCACGAAGGAAGCACTCCAATCGCTCCCGCCACCATTGCGAAGTCGGTGCGAATCCCTTGGAGACGAGGAGCGCGTCGAGCTCGTCGTAGGCCGATAGGAACGCGTCAACGTCGTTTGGATCGGAAAGACCGTCCCACCAGTTCCTTGGGGCCTCAACTTCCGGCTCTACGAATCGGCGTGACGTTTGAACCGGCAGGAACCTGTCCAGGCGCCTTTCCGTCCGCGCTATTCTGTCCACGAATTCGAGCATCGATTAGCCTGTAGGTGCCATCGACCTCGGAGATGATTTTGAGGGCCCCGGCTACGGCGTGGATCGCCTCAGGGTCTTTGGTCGACACTTCGTCAGCCGCTCGCCTTAGGTAGCCGAGGCTGGCCTCTAGAGCGACAGGGATCTGGTCAGCCCAGGTCTTGTCAATGAGCGCCTTTTTTTCCGCGACACTCGCGGTTAGTTCCGCGTCAGTTCCATTGCGAAACTCTTGGTGCCATCGCTGTAAAGTGCGCGGGCTTATTGCGTATTTCTTGCAAGTGGCACGGTCACCTAAAGTGACGCATTCGAGGATGGCCTTAGCTTTGTCCTTGCGATTCCAGTGCCGTTCACCCTTAGTCGACATCGCGCTTTGCTTCCGGCATTCGCCCCACCAACACCCGTCGAAAATCCGCATCGCCCAAGGTGCCGAGTGACCTGATTCGTCGCTTGGCCTTCTTGAGCGGGTCGCCGTCGCCCTTGCGTGGTTTGAGCCAGCTAGGCGGGACTTCGACGATTACGCGGCGCATGGGATATGTCGGGGCGAGCCAACCGGTTAGGCTGACCCGCCCCTGCTTTTTGGTGTAGTCGCGGGAATCGGATTCGAACCGATGACCTCTAGCTTATGAGGCTAGCGAGCACTCCGGGCTGCTCTACCCCGCAAGATGCCACCAGGGCGGACCGTTGGTGGCTGTTGATGTAGGTCGCGCTTTCGTCCTCTTCTGAGCAGCGTGCGCGTGTGCCTATACCATTAGGGCTGGAGTTGTCCTTATGTGTCCTTATTTTCTGTTCTTTTGTTCTCAAGTTTTACCAATCTGCGTTCAATTCGGCCAAACCCTTCGTTTGTGGTCGACGCGAGTCGGCAAACGGCTGTCTCTAGTTTGCTGTGGTCGAATCGTATTTTCTGAATCTGCGGAGCCATCCTTTCGTCGACAGTAGCGCCAACGGTTGCCCTGAGTTCGTCGATTCTCTTGGAGAGTTCCTCCGCCAGGGCGTCAACACGAGGCACGAAAAACTCTGGAAAATGTAGCTGTAACATCGGCTCGGTCAGCTTGTACCTGGTACGCTGTTCGCCTTTGAACCTTAGGGCTATCTCACGCTTTTCTGCTTTCTCCTTACGAAAAACGAGCCGCATTAGTTGTTTACCTCGCCACTTTCCCGTCCACCCTAAGATCTTCTCCGCCGCTTCGTTCGGTTCCATGGGTTCGATCATTGGCCGTCGACCTCGGTTTCGTGGTTCACTGCCGCGTTCCACGCTCGCGAGGCCGCCGATAGCAGCTCCGATGCCTGGGTGTCCGCGGCCGCGAATTGCGCCGCTCTGTTTTGGTTCGGTTTCTCGCCCTGCTCAGTGATTTGGCGCTCGAAGAATTCCGTCGGCGTCTCACAGAAAATCTTCTTTTTCAGCATCTTCTTGCCGGCCTCGGTCAGGTGCCACGCCCCGGATATTGAGCATCCCGACTCGAAAAACGCGGCCAGTACCTCTGTCGTGCCGGCAAACAGAACCTCGGCGAGTCGTAGGCGCTTTCCGCACACCGACAGCACGAGCAGGTCGAGCCCTATCCCGCTCCCGTCAGGCTCACCGTGGATTGACGACCCGGTGGGGCGCGCTGTCAATGGTCCGGAGCGGCGCTTACCCGTCACTACCCACCCGTGACAGCCACAGTCAGGGCAGGGCTCATCAGCTGCCCCCTGGACGTCGCCAATCTCGAGGTCCAGGAGCGACAAGAACTCGGCTTGTTTTCTGGATACCTCCCGGTTGCGCTTGGACTGGCTCGGCACGAACCCACATCCACCGCGGTCAGGGGTCGGGTCTACTACCTCTACCTCGTTTCCGAGCGCGTCGACTTCGGTGCGCGTGCCTTTGTTCTCGTACCCGCCACAACGGACGCAAGGGCGCGTCCCACGGCTCATTCTCTCGGAGTTTTCAAGGATACCGCCAAGTGGCGACCTGCTAAACGACTCGATGCCGCCGAGCCGAAAATACCGCTTCAGATCTGCCGCGTCGTCCGTCGCGATCGTGTCACTGTAGTCCTCGTAGTAGCTCAGTAGCGATAGGGCGAGGTTCGGCTTGGCCGTGGCTTTTCGATGGCTTGACTGCGTCGTCTCCATGCGTCACCTTTCTGTTGTCGGACAGAGACGCTGGATTCGCTGAACCGCTTAGGAGTAGAGGCCTAGGCGGTTTTTATCGTTTCGGTCTGCACTATTTGGACTGTTGTCGCCGAGCGTTTCGGCTCACCCAGTCTCCCGCCCTCGACACGGCGGACCGCCCGGTGTCGCGATCTCGATGTCCACTCCGCGCCCAATGACCTCAAGCTGGTCCTGGTCGAACCAAATCGGTTCCTGAACTTTTCCTTTGTCTAGTTTCCTAGGCTGCACCGCGTAACGCGTGCAACCAGTGAGCCACACCGTCACCGCTGTCGCGATACCACTGAATCCGGTCAGCTTGTCCTTCACCGCGCTTCCGAGTCGTATCGTCTGTCGCCCTATCAATGTCTGCTTTTTCATAGTTTCCAACTTATTAACGTTCTTTTATGTTGATATCTCTACGTATAATCTCGAGCTTGTACTCGTTCGGCAGCAAACAAGGACCCGACAATATCTTTTGCAGTTGCTCGAGTAGCTCGCCCTTGTACTGCCTCGAAGGGACGTACCGTATCACGAACATCGGGCGCGACACGCGCTCAACAGCTCTCTTTCGCTCCAACTTCTTGTGCTGCCTTCGGTGCGTTAGGTGGGCCATTATGTCTTATGATCCTGGATGAACCGTTCAACAGTGCGGCACATTGCTAGGATTTGCTCATACTCGTCGAGAGTACAGTCCATAATGTGCCACACGTAGGGGTAGATTTTTCTTTGACTGGCTACCGGGTAATGGCCAACTGCTTCGATGTAAGCAAAATTACCAGCTGGCGATTTTGCAGCGGAAACCTTCATTTCATTGAAATCCGGCAGCTCGCACTCGTTCCACGGTAACGTTGACAGGTCGATCATTCGCTCACTGTGATCCTTATTGCCGTAACCTGTTTCGTTCCTGGAAATCGATCCATTAGGTCCGCACCTACCTCCCGGATCACATACTCGACCTTTGCCTTTTCCTTCGTGGTCCCGATCGCTTCCGCGAACATCTCGACCGCGTTATCCAGTGAAATCTCGAACGTTTTCTTTGTTGATATGAACTTCATTTGACTCTTTCAGTCTCCACGGCTGACACTTCGTTAGCATTTACTCAACCGTTTAAGCCGCCACGGTTTGCACCGCGATGCGCCTTCGATTAGCTCCAGCCTACGCTCAGCCCTACACGCTTTATGCTCGCCGCGATGACCGTCCGCTTGCGTTCTGTCGACCTGGAAACAGGTAATCGGCCACCAACCTCCGCATTTTCCGGTACAACGCTTCATTCGCTAGGGACTCGGCACCATGCGCGGGATGAAGTTGGTTGAGCCCGTGGTTTTCACGCTCGAATCTCTCCACGTTGTCGCATTCTACAGACGATTCCTTGTGCTGAAAGCGCCGCTATCAACCTATCTGGTATGCCACTCAAAAAGCGCAAATCTTGGTGAAGCTCAGAGTGGCATAGTCGACGGTATGGCGCAACGGTATCGATCCACGTTTGCCACGTCTCTACCGAGTCGGAGTGGAGCGGGTAGATCATGGCGATCCCCAACAGTCGATGATCTCGCCCATCTTTCCGTTGCGCTGTACTAGGCGGCGCAAGATTGCGTCCCCGCAGTGGGTCAATAGTTGTCCGGTGCTAAACCCAGTCGTTGCGATTACCGGTAACTCACGTTCGTATCGCGACTGCAAGACGTCGAACATTGTCGACTGCCACGTTGATTCGTTACCAATGTCGTCGAGTATCAGCAGGTCGCACGTTGACGCCTGTCGAATCTCCGGACACGTCCCGGACCCAAGCGACCACGCTCGCGCCGCGCCCATTAGCGTCGATGCGTCGTACCAGCGAATACGTTTCCACTGACGGTACTCCGCCTCGCGACCTCGCGACATGAGCCGGATTAGTATCAAAGCAGCCAAAGAAGTCTTGGCGTAGTCGGTTGGTGCGCACATAACCAAACACGGATCGCCCCAATCCCACGCCTGCGCCGCACTGACCAGACGCTTGTCCTTAGCGCGAGAGATTAGCTCCGCCGGGGTCTTGCGGCAGAACTTGGGGATCTTCCGCCACAGTTCGCGCCTAGCTTCGGCAACAGCATCATGGTCAATCTGTTTGATTTGAACCGTATCGGTTTCACGGACCAGTCGTAGGCGTCCGATTGCCGCCGATGCGCGCTCCGGTGTTGAGACACCCGAGGCTTCGTACTGAGCCCGTTTACGCTCAAATTCTTTCACCAAATCACTTTCCGTCATTCGCGTTCGCTCCCTTCGCTGCGGCTAGAAACTGTTCACCGAACCCGCCTTTGGCGTTCGGTTGTCTCGGGTTTTTTACGCCCTTCGGTCTCGGTGGATCGCGGGCTAATGCCATTAGCCGCTCGCGGGTATCCGCGGTTTTGAACAGGTGCGAAGCCGATAGGTTCTGCGACTGCGCCCACTCGTCGAGCTTCGCACCCGCCATAACAAGCCGAATTTGCTCTTCGGTGAGACCATCTTCCGCGACAAGCCGCTGAAACAAGTCCTGTCTTTGGCGGTCCCACTGCGCGTTAGGGCGGTTTGCCTCGACGCGGTAGACATCGAAAAGCTTCCGGGCCTGGTCGGAGTTCTCGAGTTGTCGGCGAAGTGGGTCGGATGGTTTCTGCTTCGGCCTTTCGGTTGAAACCGGCGAGGTCTCTTGCGCAAACTCACTCGCGCTGGTCGTTGGTCGTTGGTCGTTGGTCGTTGGTCGTTGGTCGTTGGTCGTTGGTCGTTGGTCGTTGGTCGTTGGTCGTTGGTCGTTGGTCGTTGGTCGTAGATCAGGCGAGAGACTCGCAAGAGGAACGCAAGAGGGTTTCCAGAGATCCTCTGGAGGTACCGGAACTAGCGGTTTTCCTGGGTGATTTACCTTCTGGTGCTCCTTCCATTTGCGAATCGTGAAGTAGTGCTGACCATTTACCTCGTAGACCCCGACGAATCGGATCTTGAGAACCTCTTCAAGCGCTTCAGCGAAGCGTGTGTAGCTCCTCAAGAGGTCTTCTGGAGAATCGCTAGAGGGCGGGAAGACTCTCCCGGACAGGTTGGCCTTGTGGCACCTTCCGTTGCCATAGTCGTCAGCCATCAGGATAAGCGCGATTGACAAGACGCGTGCATCGCTCGATGCGGCCGACATCAGTTCGTCTTCTAGCCATTCCGGTTTGATGCTTCGGATTCTTCCTGACATTACTTACGCATCGCTTTCTTCAGCGCGCCGCCAAGCTTCCGCCACAGCCTCGACCTTCTATCACTCGTCGTCGCCTCGCAGTCGTTGGCTACCTCGCTTCGAATTCTCACCTGGTTAGCAGCGATATTGGTGAGGCTTTGCAGCAGGTGGATAACGCGCCGCGCCTCCGGAACCTCCATCGGAACAGTACGCTCCTTCGTTCGTAGATAAACCAGTCCGTGGACAGACACCGACAGGTGACCAATTGGCGTTTCGATTTCACAACCAACCATACCTTGCATGATCAGGCGCTCGGCGCGGGTGTGGTCGAGTTCGGTTAGGGGGAGGGTGTGGATGGTCATCCCGTCCACACCTCGATGTAAACGAAGCCTTTTTCGCGTTTGGACGGCTCCCAATGTTGGTTTAGATCCACGTGTTTTCCGCTATCCTCTTGGATAAACCCAAGTCCACGCACCTTGGTAACAATTACCCGCTTGCCGATTTTGTTCCGCTTCTGTCGCCACATGCGCAACATGTCGACTGCCGCTTTCGCCCAATCGGCAAATGGGTCTGTTTCGTTCGACGAAAACCGCACACAAATAACCTGTGGGCGTACGGAAACCGGTCCGTCCTGTAAACCACCGGCTTGCGCGAGCATGGTCGACCAGATCTCTTGCTTTTCCTTGCCGAGTTCCCATGATTTACCATGTCTAGTAGTGTTGGTCGTCTTACAGAGCGAAGTCGACAGGACGAACCTAGCGACCCGATCCCCACGTGGAACGGGTCGCTTTATCCAAGGCTCCGCCGGCGGAGACGAGAGAATCGACTCCGCGCGTTCAAGCAACTCGAACCGGTTCAGTAGCGTCATGCTGCCGAGTCTTCAGATCCCATGTCGCCGTCGAATTCGTCTTCTAGGTTACCGTCAAAATCTAGTTCCTTTTGACGTTCCGTGGATGACATTGGACGAGTCCCAATTATCTCTCCGGTGTCCAATCGCACCTCGCGAACCTCACCAGCATCGAAGTCCAATACCTTCTCGCACTTCACCAAGCGGAGCTCTTTGTGCTCGCGAACCTTGGTGCTGGTGCTTTGGATATCGCGTTTGATGTCCTCAATCTTACCGTTCCAAGCCTTTTTTATGCTCGCGAACTCCGAATTTGTAGATGACTCACGATCGATGAGTTGCGCCAATGAATCGGCATAATTTGCGACCTCTTCTCTTGTAAGGTTACAAATCAAGTCCTTCGTCATTTTGAGCTTCTTGACGCGTTCTGGACTGGTTTTAGTTTGCTCACTCTGCTTGTTTGCTTTCGCCATTTATTCTTCCTCCGCGGTGTCTGCCGCTAGTATCTCAATCATCACAACGCGCCTCGCCTCGCGTTTGCACGCTTTGGTGACCGCATCAAAGTTTTCGCATTCTTCGACGTCTACCGTCGGAACTCCGAATCCGGCGCACAACCGTTCTGAAAGCGCGCGCTTCTGTTGGCTCGTCGGAGCCGGGACCTCGATAACCTCTTCGAAGCGTCGCTTTAGCGCCGAATCGAGTATGTCCGGGCGGTTAGTTGTCGCGATGATGATCCCAGTAGTTGAACGGTCTAGAGTCGTAAGCAACACGTTGACCGAATTATTCAACTCCTTGTCTGCCGCTCCGGTTCCGAACGCGGACCGCGACGAACCAATAGCATCGATCTCATCGAGAACCGTGACCCCGCGACTGGGAATCGATTCGAACAGCGCTTGCATGTTACGGCCTGTTTCGCCGAGGTATTTCCCAACAACCTGAGAAATGTCCACACCGTAGCAGGGGACGCTGAGCTGTTTTGCGATAGCGACTGCGCTCGACGTTTTACCGTTTCCAGGTGGACCATGGAGTAGGATTCGGTCTCTAGGTCGTAGCCCGCGCTCCGCAAGTTCGGAACGAAATTCCAACTCAGTAACAATCTCGTCGAAAACAGCTTGCGTATCAGCCGGAAGCAACAGATCGGCAAACGCCGGACCGTCAAGTAACCGCAACATGTTGTTGACCGGTTTCGGTGGCAACTGTTGCAGTTGCTGATCTTGCCGTGAGCGAGCCGCCGGGTATTGTTCGCGCGAAGATTGGCGTCTTCTTATGTCCGCTTTAGCCCGGCCTTCTCGGATAATCCTATCGAGTTCGTCCCGAAACGAAGATATTTTGGCGCCGCGTGAAAGTACCGACGCAGCCGACGCGAACGCTGATTCGTCCTGCTCGTAGTGGGCACGGGCCAGTTGGATGATGTTTGCGTATGCGCTCATGGTCACTCCGCGGCTTGCGCCGCTCTTTCGTTGCGTTTGCGTCCGTTTGCCATCGCTAAGATCTCACCGACGAGCCCACGTTTTTTGCCGTCGGAATTCACACGACGCGGCGACTCGAGTCGAATAACGCGCGTTTCCGGGATGTTTTCGTAGATGATTCTCGACACCGGAATGTCTGAATTCGACGCGTAAGCATGAACATTGTTGCCGACGAGTTCCGCGAATACCGATGCAACTCGCAGCTGGTCGGCATAGGTAAATCCATCGCTTGTGTAGCTCGTGAAGTTCGCGGTTTTAGAAACCGGGAAGTATGGCGGGTCTAGATAAACCACATCACCGCGCACGCTAAGCGTGGCGATATCGAAGTCCGATGTGATGAGCTTCGCGCACTGAAGCGCCTTAGAAACCGCCTCTATATTGGCGTAATCCGGTACCCATTTAGTTTTTCCGTTCCAGGGGACATTGAATCCGCCGGAGGAATTCACGCGATATAGACCATTGAAACACGTCTTGTTCAGAAATAACGTTCGCGCGGCCCGTCCGGTTTCCGTGGTCGGTTTTGATTCTCGAACATGTAGGTACATGTCATTGTCGATGGTACTTGGGCACAGAAGTTTGATGTCCATCATCACGCCGATTGGATCGGTTTTGATCGCGCGGTACATCGACATTAGCTCGCCGTTGCAATCGGACAGAACAGCGCGTTTGATGCGACCAGCTCGATGGAGCGCGAAGAACACCGCTCCGCCACCGAAGAACGGCTCGTGGTAGGCGCCGAACTCCTCCGGCATTTCAGCGATGATTTCGCGTTCTGAGAACGCTTTTCCACCAACCCATTTGACAACTGGGCGAGGCAACTCGAATGTCTTAGTTTTCACTTTTACTCCCACACTTTTCTGTCAACTACTTCACCCGGTCGCATGCAATCCGGTACACGCTGGTTCCCGATCAACGTGTCACCATACCAATCGCATTTGCGCAGCAATCCGCGGTGGGATTTCTTGTCGACCAGGTTCTCGCATCTCCAGCCGTACCCAAGGCAATTGTTATAGCCGCGCTCCTGGATGCTATTCCGGTCAACCTCGCCGCGTAGTATCGGAAGGCTTCGGTTCGTTTTGTCGTGCACTGAGTGGCGTTTTCCGCCTAGGCCATCCCATTTAGCGCGTAACTGACGACGCTCGAGCGAAGTCAGTGCAGCGACACTATTGCCAGCAGTGAGGCCGCGACAACTGCGGTAGGTTGGCGCGTTCATGGTCGTCCCTTTTGGTGCGCCCATAACAGAAAATCAATTCTCAACCCGGCGCGCGCGGCCTCTGGTTGACCGAGATCAGATAGCCACGGAGTGTTATAGACACCGGGACGAATCGCGTAATAGGCGCGTTTTATGTGGTCAAAAGCGTGGTTCGCATGGCACCACTGCGATTGGTTGCGCCAGGGTTCGTCGGCGTATTTGGCCGGCCTGGCGTTATTGACGGCAATTCGGGCCAACACACCATCAGTAATCGCGTCCACAGTGTCATCGCATGGCGATTTCCCGCTGTGCGGATCGGGGCCCATCATGAGCTTTATGGCGTTCCGTAGAAGTTCTCGGTTTTTGATTTGGTTCATGGCGCATCTCCGTAGGCACAGGCCAGTGCAATCGGGGTCCCTGGTGATGAGGGCCCCGTCTCTGGTTGTGCGCTGGGCGAAATTCGCTCGGAGCACCCACAACAAGGACAGTATCCGTAATCACACTCGGGACGCATCGGGTGCTTGTAGTCGGGGCAATCGGTGCGTAGGCAAAAGTCAGTGGCAGGGGCGGTCACGGTTTCACCGCCTTACACCGCTTATTTACGTCGTCCGCGCTAATAACTCGACCGCAAGATGTGCAGAAATATTCAGCCGAAATAGATGCTCCGCGGCGCTTCACAACGGTGTGCGTACGCGGGCGTTTTGATACGAATGAACGCTTGGCTGTCACTTGCCACCGCCAATCGATTCGATTTTGATACTCGAGCCAGCAAAGTGGTCGCAATCTGTTTTCTTCGCATGTTCTACGCACGCTTCGGCAAGCTCGGCACTGTCAGCGTCAGGGCACTGCTTCCGGAATCTTCGGTATAACTCGCTCGAAACGACGACAGCGAATAGAGGCTCCGGGAAACCCGCATCGAACACCGCGTCTCGCTCATCAACAACAATGAAATCGAATCTACCTGTGATCAGGTCGGAGACGATAAGCTTCGGTCCGCTCACTTGGACACCGCCTTTCGCGCGTCGTCAACAATGTCGTGAAGCGTTTGCGTGTCGTATCCGTTTTCTGCGCATGTAATTAGGCTGCGGATTACTTTTTCACACGCAAGCAACGAGCGGTTGTGGGCGTTCAATTGGTCGATAACCTCAATCAACCGACCGTTACCTGACGCTGTCACACCATCACGAATTCCCTGCTCACGCTCGGCGGCTAGAAGCCTGGAGATGTAACCGGAAAAACTAGTGAGGCTATCAGCGGCGTTCACTTGCTCGCCGCCTTCCCGCCAACGAGTTCCCAAGGTCTCAACGCAACGAACATACCTCGTGCGTTGGAAACATTGGTAAAGCCAGCATGCGAAGGGTGTGGGTCATGCCGTAGTTCGCCATCACGAAAGGCGGCCGCGTGATAAGTTCCGCGCTCGGTTTCTCCATTGCCCTCATGCCAAAGCCCTTCGAGGCCAATTAGATCGCTAAACGCCTGGTCCATTTCCATCGCGATAAAGGCGAGACCGTAGGGACGAAGGAACCCATTGAGTCGTTGATTTGCAACAGCCATTTCGCAGCCGTCGTGAAGGAAATGCGGAACATCATCGATTGGTAAACCGAGCAGGTTGGCGATGGTCGTCCGGAAACAATCGCCGTGAGAGTTCGGCGGATCGTGTTTGACGACCTGATCTTGGCGGCGAAAATGAGGATCGGTCACTTGCCCACCGTTTCGCTACGAATGTCGCAGCCGTCGGCGGTGATGCCCTCACGCTGCCTGCTGTTGGGCTCCGCGGTGACGGGTGCGACGCTGAGGGCAGCGCGTAGCGCATCCATCACCTCGTGCAGCGTCCGCACCGGTTCGCTGCTGCGTGGGCAGTCAGCACGGCACCAATCCTCGTAGGTGTCTACCACTGCCTGCGCGGTGGAGCGGAGTGGATTGTCTGGTGAGCACTTGTCGCAATGGGCCCGGAATCTCAAGGCGCCGTGGCATACCGAGCAGACGTATTCGCTGGCCATCAGCGTGCCCTCCGTCCGCCGATGGAGACGGGTTCGGTCGCCATGGTTCCGCCATGGTTCAGCGTCTTGCTGCGTCTTCTAGCTGGCGCAACGGGCCTTGAAATGCCTCGTTTTCCTGCCAGTTCTCGATTGCCACTTTGCAGCTGAGCTAGTGGCGCTTGAGTTGCTTTTGCCCGTTTTGCCGAGCTTTTATCCGCTTCCTGGTGTCCTTCGCCATGGTCAGCACCATGGTTCTGGGCGCCAGGTTCACCGCGTTCTTGGCACGGTCGAGCCTGCCTGGCAACAAATGGGCGTAGATTTCGGTCACCCTGGTGGTTGAATGACCAAGGATTTCGGCGAGCAGTTGCATGTCCGGCACAGCGGCCAGGAAGTTCGACGCGAAGGTGTGCCGGAACATGTGCGGGTTCCCGCGCACCCCTGTTCGCTTCAGGATCGCCCAGAACGAGTCTTTGGGGAAGTCGGTGAACCTGCGACCGTTGCGGTTTGGAAATACTACCGTAGGGTGCTTGCGAGTGCAGGAGAGCACGGCCCGAATGGAGTCCGACATGGGCACGTCGCGACTGTGCCCGTTCTTGGGCTGCCAATACTCGTTGGCCTCGACCCGAATCAGGCCGGCGTCGAAGTCGATCCAGCGCCACTCCGCTGCCAGCGCTTCTCCCTTTCGGCACCCTGTGTTGGCCAGGAATAGGAGCATCGGCAACAAGTCCGGGTAGAGCTGTCGGGTAGCCGCGAAGATCTTCTCGAGCTCGTCGAGCGTCCAGAACTTCACCCGATCCGAGGTGCGGCTCTTGTACTTCTCGAACGGCAGGTCGGGGATTGCGTAGCCCGCTCGCTTTGCCCAGTTCAGGATCCTGCGCAGCACTCGAAGCTCGTTGTTTACCGACGCAGCGCTGATTGTCTCGCGCCGACGGGCCTTGAAGCGGTCGATCGCGCCGACTGTGAGCTTGTCGGTCTTGGCGCTCCCAAGGTGTTCTGAGAGCGTAGCAACTTGGTAGACTCTGACTTTTTTCCATGTTGATTCCTTCAGGTGCGCTTCAGCGTGGAGTGCGTACTCCTTGCAGAGATCGGAGAATAGAATGGCGCTTCTTCGTGCGTCGCCCTGGGTCTGGAGTTCGATCCGCTTTCGCGACTCGAACTTGTCCCCGTCCGCCTTCGAGCCCTCGACGATCCACTCCAACGGTTTCCCGTTGCTCCAGATCACTATTCTTCGAGTTCCCTTGCGACGGCCTGGGTAGTTTGGCATGGCTCCTCGGAACGTACTCCTCGATTGCCCAAGACGGTATGCGCCAGAACTTTCCGGCCTTTTTCGCGGGCAGTTCGCCGCGTTCACACATAGAGCGGACGAGCTTATCGCTGACCTTGAGTAGCGGGGCCACCTCTTTTGGTGTTAGGAGCATCAGAAGGCTCCTCCGAATGCGATCGACATGCCCGCTTGCTCTGGAGTACGGCCGTTCTTGACGCAGTTGCATCGTTTGCACGCAGTGACCAGATTGGTTTCCTCGTTCGTTCCGCCTAGGATTACCGGAAGTACGTGATCGATCGTGAGGAGTTCAGCACTTCCGCAATAGACGCAGTGCTTGTCACGATCGAAGATCCGGAGCCTGATGGTCAATGGCATGTGGTGTCGTTTTCCGTCGCCTACTGGTGACGGAGATGGCGGAACGGGCTCCGGTCGGTTGACCCGAACCCACTGCCGTATTTGCTCCTCGGAAACCCGCCACTCTGAACGACCGAAATCAACGCCACCGGCGAGGCGCATGATGCGAAGTATTTTGCGCTTTCGCATGCGTTCAGCGTTGTCGTTTTCGCCCTTGTCGAGCCGAAGGATCGTGGCGACATCAACCCAGGTGAGTAGAGGGCTCATCTCCGGTTCCTCCGCTTGTATTCCTGGTAATAAAAACGCCTAATTATCGCGACCCACCCGAACGCAATAACGATCGGGGCTGGTACGAATAGGATAAACTCAACGAAGCTGGTGAAATTTTCACTCATCGCATCACCCTCCCATCCGTACACATTGGCAATCGCTTCCATTGCGTCGACATTATCGACATATTCAATCCTCGACATTTACCCAGCCGTGCTCGCGATCGTACTGGCGAGCGACAGACTGGATCGACCACTCAGGAAGCTCAATCGTCCTATGCTCGCTGTGCTCGACGGCTAAATAATCACCAGTTCGGTGCACTAGTTTTCGCTCGTCACCTAGGTCGAACACCTCAAATGTCCCTCCTGTTAGTGAATGCGAATGTCCTGTGGCGGAACCGCTAACGAGTGATGCGCCGAGAAGTTTTTTCAGGCCAGTTGTGTCTCGCTCAGCTGCAGCATGGAACACGAGATCCCCGTGACGCACGGACCAATCCCGCTCCAGACCGTCGTTACACTCGTCGACAGACGGCCATGTTCCGTCGGCTCGCCGAGTTCGCCATGTGCGAGCGGCGCGCGCGCTATTGAGTCCAGGATCAACCGCTTCAATGTACCGCGGCTGCGTCTCGTCCTTGAGTGGAGCAGATTGCAACGAGATCCATTTCGGCTGTGTCTCAGCAAACGATGTCTCGGACTCGAGTAATTCGTAATATAGAGAGCATATCTGCCCGTCCTCGCCACCCGAGATGATATTGCAAGAGTCAATCACGCGAGTGCCGAGTTTCTCCAGGAAGTTACTCCATCCGAGTCTCTCTGCTAGCGCACGCACGATTTCGCTATTTCTAATTTCGGCGATTTCTTTTCGCGTGTACGACTCTGGTGATTCGATTACCCGGCGCGGGACTCGGACGCCGTGCCAATAATAAACACTCGTGCCGTCGCGCCACGAAACCGCCGGTCCGTTATCGCAATGCGCTCGGCTCTGCTCGTCCGTGCATATCACGTTTGGTCTGTCGCACACAATCGCGTGGTTGTCGTGAATTCTGCGCGGTCCGCCGTGAATCGCGTATTTTTCATGGGCGTCATAGAAAGCCGTGGTCGGCAAATACTTAGCTACGCGAACAGCAAACCCGACTTTTACGCACAGCCACGGCCGGAGATTTCCGCCATCTATCCAGCTGCGATACCACCAAACTCGCGCTACGCATTGTCGGAGAAAATCCACCAATTTGTCATCTGTGGCGATGGCTTCGCTGGCGGTGGCGATGGCTTCGCTGGCGGTGGCGATGGCGTCGGCGGCGTTGGCGTCGGCGGCGTTGGCGGCGTTGGCGGCGTTGGTGGCGGCGTTGGTGGCGGCGTTGGTGGCGGCTTCGCTGGCGGCGTTGGCGGCGTTGGTGGCGTCGG